CTTTTAATGCCTTTTGATAGCTTGTAAATGTTCCGAAATACATAACATCTCTATCACCCATTATTATATCTTCTTTTGGTTCAAAGCTTGAATCTATTCTTTCTACTATTATAGTAAATAATTTCATTATACTCCTTAATATTTTAACCAACAACATTTTTTATATTTCTTATTACTATTACAATAACAAGGTTCGTTTCTACCCATATTCTTTCTTATTTGATACTCATCCCAAGGTACTTCTTTTCCACCTACAACAGCACATATTTGCAAATCCTTTGTTATTATCATTTTAGTATCTGGGACATATTTACCTATTTTCTTAACTACTGGTCTTTTCATTTATACCTCTCTAATATAGTATCCTGGTGTATCTTGTGTATCCTCTTCTTTATGGGCTCCAGCACATTACAACTTAAGCCCTTATCTCCACAAGAATAGTTATTACCAATCCATTACTCTAGATTCATACATCATAATCTCTGCTTTGGTATTAACTGCAATCGCTCTCTCTTCCTTAGCTCTTTTTTCCGCTTCGTTACGTGATTTATAAGTATAAGCTATGTAAGGAGAGCCTTTCTCCCAACCTTGTTCTATCACTATTGTGAATAGAAAATCATTATCAGAATTGTTTAAACCATTTAATCCTAATAATAACAACAAGTTTATAAATACTATAATAGATAGGTATGTTGCTGTTGTATAATCATATGTCATATAAGCAAATATTATCATAGTTAACAATATCAATGTAACACAACCTATTACTGCTTTAAGCGTCTGTATGTTCAACAACTTCTCCCTTCTCATTTTGATAGCGTATTGCCTTACCATTAACTATCTTTATATTAGTATAGCCCTTCTTTTCAAGACCCTTTCGTAGCTTTTGATTAGCTTTACGGGCAAGTTTCTTTTGCTTGGCTATATCCTTTGTTAAAGCAGTTTTCCTCTGCTTGGTTTCTTTAGCCGACTTATTTGGCATCCTTGTATTCTCCATTTATGATAATCCTTTGCCTTTCACCCAATATTAAGCAATGAGTTATCTGGTTATCTTTATCATCTAATACCTTCTTCCAAGTTCCAATACCTGGTATATGTATTACTTTTAATCCATCAGTATCTAATTCTACGGGGAAAATTGCACCATTTATATCAATGTATTTCTTATCTACGTGATGATGCAATGTATTATGTGCTAACATATTATAATCTATTTCAGGTGACATCTTCCTCCTTATATCTTATTATTAACTAACCATTCACAATATTCTATACTATCTATTATACTTATTTCTTTATCAGTTGCTTTCCTAAAGTTTGCTTGTCCAAGACAGTGGGAACAGATATTGTCCTTAGAGTCATAACAATCGCTCTTTTGTTTGTTACAACACTTGCTTAATAATACTGGTTTAAGCTTAGTGAATGGCATATTAATCTCCTTTATTGTTTGTTTAGTTTCCAATTATACCAATACCAGTATAACTGCTTTGTACTACGCTTGGTAGGCTGTTTAATACCTGCTTCTTTAGCCCATTTGACTAGTTCATATCTACCGTTCATAATACCTCATTGAATGCGTTATTTTAAATAAAAAGAGGTGACTACAAGATTATAGCCACCTCATTAAATGTGTTATAAAGAAACTATCATACAGATAGTCTCTTATACTTGCTATTTCTTACGAACTAAAGTGAGAAACGAAATCGTCTTCAGACATCGTAGATGCAAGGTTAATCATAACACCCGAAGAATACTGAGGTGTTTGTTGCACGAACTTAGCGGATAATCCCGCTATCTCATTACACTTGTTAATGAGTTGTTCTGCGTTACTATTGAAAGGGGTGTCTACTTTGACCCACTTGCCACCTTTTGGACCTATTCCACCGTAAGGTGCGAATCCAAAAGCTTCTACTATAAATTGATATAATTTCTTCATATTATTTCCTTTATTTAATTAGTTAGTTTACTTACTACTGTAATTAGAGGGGGCATGCACATCTACAGCCGCAAAATTCAGCAGAAACTTGTACCCATAGCCCTGAATTTCAAGGCGGTAGGTGTGTAGCATATCTACCACTCAGATTCTAGCGCAATTTTTTAAAAAGCGGGTTTTTCAACCTAATTCTTTGTAAATTACAGCATGAAAGGGGGGGCTATTATGACAAACTTAAAAATTTCTAAATTTGGAAAATTATCGGAGATACTAAAGCTAGGTCATAAGGCTATTCATGACGACAAAACCCTTATTTTGAGGGGTAAAAACTACCCTATAACTATGGATACCGATGGTATGCGTATCATAGTAGTTGAAGAGGGTGGTATATTTAAAGAGTATCCTGGTAAAAAGAAGATAACTAGCTTTACAAGTGAAGAAAATGATGCTTCTTACTTAATTTTATCAAAAAATACTTGATTTCCAGGTTAAAGACATAATAAATTAAAAACACAGCAGCTGCAATATATACCTGATAATAAACAACAGGAATTTGTTTTAACGTAGTTGCTATTATCGGTACAGAATTAATTATAGAGATATTTATGGGTAATGGTATTTATGATATACAGAAGAAATATATGGATGAGAACAATCCAGACGACCATTCGGCCCATAGCCATGGAGAGCCTACAGGTGACTATAAACAGATAGCGCCTTGGTTTATGGAGGCATTATATAACTCAGGAGCTGGTTCTATACAGGACTTTGCTAGGAGTAAGAATGTGCCTCAGTCAGATATAGATGATTACTCTAAGTTTGTTAGTGGAGGCGGTGTAGAAGGTAGGGTTCAAGATATAAAACATCAGTATTTAGGTGGAGATGCTGGTGGTAATTACTCTCAAGGAAGATTAAGCGGTGAAAACCAAGATGTTATGAGATTAAACCCTAAGAACTACCAAGGATGGCCCGAAACAGTCGGTCATGAGTTCGGCCATGCCTTCGCAGGACACAGACCTGGTGGTTATGCTCTGGGCGAAGAGGACAGCAGGATACCCGATTTAAATTTATACCAAAAAGCAGATAGATTCCTTAAAGGTTGGCTACCTTCGTTCTCCAAACATGGAGCAAGGCCTTTTCAAAAGACTAATAAGAGAGAATTGTGGGATGATGCTGGTTATGACCCTCACTATGGAGAGCATCAGTTTGATATGCTAGGTGAAGCTTTTTCTAATACCTTAACTCCTATTCAAAAAAGAAGGTTAACTACGGGTAACGTCCCTCTAGAAGGAGGCGGTACCTATTCAGAAGCTGCTTATGATGATTTAGCACAAGGGGATTACAAGGTATACGATAAACTATCTAATAAAGCAGGTGATTTTAGGTCTGCATATGCCAAGGCAAGAGCAGATAACCAAAAAACCTTTACATGGGATGATAGATTGTACTCCTCAGACCTTTAATGTACACCATTACAATAAACCACAGAAAGAGCCCTGTAACATACGATATTTTAACTTCAGAAGAAGCTTTGAATGACAATATTCAATTTAAGTACTGGAGAGAGGCGTATGCAGGTGATTATGCTGTATCCGATGATGATATAGTAGCAAAGCTCATTAAACGCACATCATATAAGAATGGTTCCACTTATTTTAGGTTTCCTTGGGGATATTGTATTTGTAAGGATGTAAATAAGAGTTTTAAACTATTAGCTGAGAATAGAGAGTCTAAATATACTTTTTCAGGTAAACCCTGGCTAAAGGTACATAAGAAACAGCTATTAGGAGATATGGCTATGGTATATGCTATGACTCACGACAAGAACAAAACAATCGAAACTGTTCATGGGAAAGATGTAAAAGACTCTAATAAGAGAAAATATAAAAGATGGATGAAATCGGAGGTATTCACTGACATGGTAAGAGAAGAGCACCAAAAGTTACTTCAAAAACACTCTATGGACGAAGACTTTACTATGGAACTCCTTAAGAATGCTATAGACATAGCTAAAGATAAAAAGGATGTTTCTAATATGCTAAAAGCTGTAGATAATCTACAAGAAATGCATGGTATGAAGGATAAAGCGACTGTCAAGACAACGGAGCATATTGAAGCAAGTGAGACTCATAAAATGCTTGAGTCACTAGAGGAAGAAGAGCGAAGGTTAAGTATAACTCAAACAAAAGAGGTAAATGGGATACGAGAGAGTCAAATATCAAAAGAACTCGAAGAAGCCAAAGAAGCTGAAGCGAATTAATAAAAAGAAGTATAAAAATCAGAAATGGAGTGATTATGAGAGGTAATCATAATACTAGTTATGCAAAAATGCAAATGCTTCGGAAGCTCAAGAAGAACATGGCTTTGTTTGGGAAGGTGTGCTTTCCTTCTGCGTTTCAAAAAGCCACTCCTCCATTTCATAGTCATATATACAAAGCTTTAGTAAATGATTCTAAAAAGAGGGTATTAGTAGCCGCTCCTAGGGGCTCTGCTAAGTCAACAGTGTCAACGCTTGTTCTTCCACTTTTTCAAGCTGCTTTCAAAACAGACAAAGAAGACAAGTTTATCGTTATAATATCCGAGTCTCAAGCTCAGTCTATTAACTTCCTTAGTCGTATAAAATACCATTTAACATATTCAAGTAATTATAAAAGAATATTCGGAGATATGGGACCAACAACCGCAAAGAGATGGACGACTACGGATGTAGTACTATCTAATGGCACCAGGATAGTTGCTGTTGGTACAGGACAAAGAGTTAGGGGTTTTATCGAGGGAGATACACGTCCAACTCATATAATAGTTGATGATTTTGAATCGGAACATAATGCTTTAACATTTGAAGCTAGAAAAAAGAATAGAGATTGGATG